CATAATAAAAGATGCAAAACCAATAATACTTTTCTCATTGATATCGTTTTCATCTCTAAACAACGCACCAAAAGAAAACTTCTCTTTGGGCTTTGCGGCCGCTGTAGCAATTTGAAGTTCTTTAGATAGTTTATCCATCTCTCTGATTTTATCATTCGCTTCATCGAGTTTTAAAACCATCTGTGTATACTTCTCAACGTTTATTTCAACGTTGCCTTGACTTACGCTATTTGTGTCTTCGCTCATCGTTTCTCCTACAAAACTCTGTTACTGTGTTATAGTTGTATTTATCACTTGACACGGCCTAAATAATCATGTATAATTGCTTACAACGGTTAAATATATACACTTAAGGAATAACACATGGCATTTAATAAAGTTTTTAACGAAGAAGAAAAATCAAGACTAAAGAAATTAGTACAAGAAGGTGATCAAGTATTATACGAACTTGATGCACTTAACGAAGGGCTCAGAGATACTGTGAAAGCAATCGCAGAAGAAATGGACCTCAAACCTAGCATTTTAATGAAAGCAATTAAGATTGCTCATAAGGCTAAGTTCACAGACGAAAGAGATAACTTTGATGAACTGGAAACAATTCTAGAAACAGTTGGTAAAACTCTTTAATTTTATAAGTATAATTGGTATTGCGTCAGCCTAAAGTGATGCTTGGAGATAGATATACATGAGTTACGTTGATGCGTTTCATGACACCACGAAGGACAAGATCCTCGTATCTGAAAGAGTAGATGGTAAGAGACATATTGTCACTCTACAACCTGAATACAATTTTTATTATGCTGACCCTCGTGGTAAAGCAAGAAGTGTCTATGGCGATCCTGTAACTGAAGTACGTTGTAAATCTCTAAAGGACTTTAGAAAGAACGTAGCAATCAATAAGAAAAGCGGAAAGATGTTTGAAACAGACGTCCGGCCTGTCAACAAAACACTAGAAAAAAATTATCTCAACGCAGAGATACCTAAACTACATACAGCATTCTTTGATATTGAGGTTGACTTTGATCCTGTAAAAGGATTCAGTTCGCCTGAAGATGCATTTATGCCTATTACTGCAATAGGTGTATACTTAGATTGGATGGATGCTATGGTATGTTTAGCAGTACCACCTAAAACATTAGACTGGCAACAAGCACAAAACATTGCTAATGGTATGCCTGAAGTAATGTTATTTAAAGATGAAGCAGAAATGCTTAATACGTTCCTTACACTCATAGATGATGCAGACATACTAAGTGGTTGGAACAGTGAAGGTTATGACATACCTTATACTACTAATAGGATTATTAAGATATTAGGTAAAAGCGAAACAAGACGTTTGTGTTTGTTTGGACAGTTTCCTAAAGAGCGTAAGTATGAAATGTTTGGCAGTGAACGACAAAGTTATGATCTCATTGGGAGAGTTCACTTAGACTATTTGCAACTGTATAGAAAATACAACTATGAAGAACGCCATAGTTATAGATTAGACTTTATTGGTGAGATGGAACTCGGTGAGAAGAAGGTTGTTTATGAAGGTAGTTTAGATAGACTATACAATCATGACTTTGAACGTTTCTTAGAATACAATATTCAAGACGTATTGTTGATTGCTAAGATGGATAAGAAATTACAGTTTATTGACTTAGCAAACACTATTGCACATGATAATACTGTATTACTTCCAACTACAATGGGAGCAGTTGCAACTACAGAACAAGCAATTATCAACGAAGCACATCTACGTGGATTCTGTGTTCCAGATAGAATTAGAAGCAAAGCAGAAAACACACAGGCCGCTGGTGCTTATGTGGCTTTCCCTAAGAAAGGTAAGCATGAATGGATAGGTTCAATGGACATAAACAGTCTATATCCTAGTGTGTTTAGAGCATTGAATATGGCTCCAGAAACCATTGTTGGACAACTTAGACCAGAATTCACAGACGAAGAAATAGAAAATAAACAGAAGTTAGAAAAACTATCATTTGCTGATTCATGGTTAGGTAAGTTTGGTAGCAATGAATATGAAATGGTAATGGCTAAAGATGTTGATACTGTTATGAAACTAGACATGGAAGATGGTACTAGTGTAGATGTTACTGGTGCTGATGTATACAATTTAGTATTCCACAGTGGTCAACCTTGGAACATAAGTGCTAACGGAACTATATTTAAAACAGATGTACAAGGTATTGTACCTGGACTACTGGAGAGATGGTATGCAGAACGACAAGAACTACAAGCAAAGAAAAAGAATGCTACAACAGAAGAAGAAAAAGCATTCTATGACAAGCGACAACTTGTTAAAAAGATCAACCTTAACAGTTTGTATGGTGCTATTCTCAATCCTGGTTGTAGGTTCTTCGACAAACGTATTGGGCAATCAACAACACTCACAGGTCGTGCTATTACAAAACACATGGGAGCAGAAACAAATAGAATGTTTACAGGAGACTATGATCATACCGGAGAGACTATTGTCTACGGAGATACTGACTCTGTTTACTTCTCCGCTGTTCCGTCATTGCCGGCTGATGTTAGCCTAGATATGCAAAGTGCTATCACATTGTATGATCACATTTCAAATACAGTCAGTGATACATTCCCACAGTTTATGAAGGATAGTTTTAACGTACCACTTAAGATTGGTAGTGTTATCAAAGCAGGTAGAGAAGTAGTTGGTAAGAGTGGACTGTTTATTACTAAGAAGAGATATGCTATCAAGTGTTTAGACATTGAAGGCTATCAACCAGAAGGTGGTAAACTAAAAATTATGGGTATGGATATCAAGCGAAGTGATACTCCTGAGTTTGTACAGGAATTCCTTGAAGAGATACTAGACTCTGCATTAGAAGGTATGCCAGAGAAAGAAGTTATACAAAAGATAAAAGACTTCAAAGTAACATTTAAAGAATTAGAACCATGGAAGAAAGGTATGCCTAAAAGGGTAAACAACTTAACCATGTACACCAAGAAGTATAGAAAGCAAACTACTATGAAAAGTAATACAAATCTATACAAATTAGAAAAACTAAAAGAAGAAACAGAGAACAAAATGATTCCTGGGCATGTTAAGGCAAGTATAGTATGGAATGACCTTAAGTTTGCTAACAGTGATCAATACAGTTTAAGCATTATGGATGGTGCAAAAGTTGTAGTATGCAGACTTAAAAATAATCCTATGGGTTATACAAGTATTGCATATCCAACAGACGAACTAAAGATTCCACAATGGTTTAAAGAATTACCTTTTGATGATGAAGGTATGGAAAGTGCAGTTCTAGATAAAAAGATACAAAACGTGTTAGGCGTACTTGGATGGGACTTGTCTAGAGCAAATGATAATGAGGTTATGGATAATTTCTTTGAATTTTAATCGAAAAAAAACATGAGAATTTACTTGACTTTTCTAAATAAGTGTACTACAATATACAGAATAATATTCTACGGAGAAATAAATGGCGAACAATTATATTAAAGATTATTTCAAAGATGTACTAAGACATACACATAGTCTTGGTGTGTTTGAAATGGTAAAAATTAAAGGCACTACTGAACTTACAGAGTTAGAGACTGTTGACGCAGACAAAACTGTAATTCTTAAAGGACAAAGTGTAAACCCTGTACCCGACTTTGCAGAAGCAACTGTTGGACTAAGCAGAATGAGTGTGTTAGATGGATACTTAAAGTTTCCAGGCTTTGACAGTGACGATGCTACTGTTGAAATACAAACACAGAACAGAAACGATGAGGATGTACCAGTAGAGGTAGCATTCAAAAGCACAGAAGGTACTGATGCTAATTATAGATTCATGTTAGCAGATGTAATCAATCAGCAACTTAAAGATATTAAGTTCAAAGGTGCTGAGTTTGATGTAAACATTTTACCTACTGCAAAGAATTTAAAAGACTTAGGGTATTTTAACAGCATATTGGGAACATTTGAGGGTAACTTCAGTCCTAAAACAGAAGGCAGTGCATTGTATTTTCACATTGGAGATGGCGGTAGCGATAGAACTAAAGTACTAATCAACGACAATGTCGATGGTGAGATTACTAATGACTGGAGTTGGCCTTTAGATATCGTGTTAAAGATTCTTAGATTAGGAGATAACAGTAACTTAGTAATGAGTATCAACAACCAAGGACTGCTACAAATTAAAGTAGACAGTGGCTTAGGTATTTACACATACTTACTTCCAGCAAGGAGATAGCATGAACGACTTAGTAGAAATATTATGTAGAATGTCACAAGAGCAATTACACGAATTCGCCAGAGCATGTATGGACAAGGGCATTGCTACACCATTAGAGTTTGCACTACACACAGAACAGTTAGATGCTGACCTTAATTTTATTAAAGAGAGTGCATAATGGACTTAGGTAAAAGACAGTTAGACTATGCTGTATATTTGCCGGCTATTAGCAGTTTCTATGTGAAGCAAGTAGATAAAATTCTAAACAAAGACCCTGCAAATAGTAGAACACCTGCAGGATTTGAATATGGCAACGAAGGCCTAGACTTTCTTAAAGCCAAAGACACATACTTTCATTATCCATATGGACTATACTCAGCCGGTCATGCTCATTTAGACATTGCTAAAAGTCATAAAGACGAGCCAATGATACAGGAAAGAGATAGAAACGAATGTAAAGTAATACTAGGTGACTCAGGTGGTTTCCAGATTGCTACAGGCGTTATGAAAATGGATTGGGACAACGCAAAAGATCCTAACGATCCTGCTCGTACAAAGATGTGTGAAAAGATATTACGTTGGTTAGAGCATACAGCAGAATGGAGTATGACATTAGACATTCCAGCCTTTGCCGCAGTTGAACCACTAAGCAGTAAAACAGGACTAACAGAGTTTAAAGATACATTAGATATCAGTTTACTTAACTTGCACTACTTTGTGGAAAACAGAGTACCAGGTGCAACTAAGTTCTTAAATGTACTAAGTGGTACAGACGAAGCAACAAGTAAAGAATGGTACAATCAAGTTAAGAACTTTAGTGACCCAAGTTTTGTTGCACAGGCTTATGGTGATGAGAATAGAACACTAGAAGGCTATGCATTTGCTGGTATCAATATGAAAGATATGAGTTGTGTATTAAACAGACTGCTAGACTTACGTGAAGATGGTTTATTAGAAGGCAAAGATTGGATACACTTCCTAGGTACAGGTAAACTACAATGGGCATGTTTCTTAACAGCAATACAAAGACAGTTAAGAAAATATGACAATCCTAACATTACATTAAGTTTTGATGCCGCTAGTCCATTTGTGAATACAGCATACGGACAAACTTATGCACACAATTTCTTTGAGCCAGGTAAGTTTGGTTACTTCATGGACAGAGCATTTGATCAACAAGCATTTAAAAACAGCACAATGCCTGCACCGTTTGGACATTCACCAGTAATGCAAAGACTTACAATGGGTGACTTATGTCCTATGGAGGCTGGAGACTTAGATAAAAATGGTAAAGCAAAACTATCTGAAGGTCAACCTTTAGTAGACAAAGAAGGTAAGCCTAAACTAGATGCTGAAGGCAATCCAATGATAGCAGAAAGAGACAGCACTAGTTGGGACACACAGAGTTATTTGTATTACATGGCTCACAGTGTGTTCAACCACATTGACGCAGTACAAGAAGCAAATAGACTTGCTGATGTAGAACGTTATAGAGAAACATTAGATTACAAGAACTGGAGAAAGCCTACTAAGAAAAGCAGTAAGGCACAAGAAGTATCTCCGTATGTTCCTGCTAATATTTTATACTTCCAAAAGTTTGCAGAGGATCTATTTGATCCTAGTAATCCAAATCCAAGAGGTATGGTAGCAGACCATAGAGAGTTCTTAACACATATAGGTTTCGCTGGAGAAGATGATGGCGATAACGAAGAAGTAATGGATACATTTTTTGAGTTTTAATTATGAATATAGTAGATAATATAAAATATTATGCAAACAAAAGTTGGATGCTAACACTAGACTTTATAGATTGGCACCAAGATGCTACAAATGATTTAGCACACAAATACAATTTATGTCCTTGGGCAATGGGCCTTATAGGTTTTGCTAAAGGTGTGTTTGTAGTATTATTATTGCAGTGGTTATTTTAAATGGATAGAGAAGGTTATACAGAAGATACTAACTTCTTTATAGGAACTGAAGTAGAGCATACACCTATGTATGGTCAACGAACATTGTTTGTTATTGGCTTACAGAATCCTAAAGAAATATTAGCAAGGGCATTAAACAACAAGTGTCCTCATATCTATCTAGGTGCTAATCAAAGTTTTAATCCCTCGCTCACAAGCCAAGGCTCAGATGATCAACGTTGGAGAGAATGGGAATTTATGGTAATGGAACTGTTGAAGAATGATGTATGGGTTACACTTGATTATGATGTTAAGTATCATGAAATGATACTTAATTATGGTATGACAGAGTATGACACTTTTATACCAATGATTAGTGTTAAGTTACCTTACATTGGTCAATTAGGATACAACGCATGTATTAAGTTAGACGACAAAGATTTTAGAGCATCAAATCCAGGAGTATGGACACACAAGGTTCATGACTTAATGGATAGAAAAGTGTACACCGATTGGACCAAGTACACTAAGGATGAAATTATAGAATGAACGACGTAGGCATATCCGATGTAATAGGACTTATAGGTGTAGCATTATTGATTACTACCTATGCATTATTACAGTTTGATAGGATAGACCCTAAAGGTTTTTGGTATAGTTTTAACAACATGATTGTTGCTATACTAGTTACTGTAAGTTTAGTTTATAGTTTTAATTTAGCAAGTATGGTAATAGAAATATTTTGGTTCGGTTTAAGTTTATATGGCATATGGAAATACTTTGCCAGAAAAAAAGGTTGACAAATGGTGCTATTTTATATAAAATAGTATATTAAATTATGAAAATTAAATTAGAAGTAGACATTGATACAAAAGAAGATCAAGATGAGATCAATTCTTTAGTAGAACTAGTAACCGAATTTAGAGACAGATTGATTGCTCTACAAGACGGAGATTGGGAAGATGATTGATGTTATAAACTTTTTTGCTGGTGTGCTAATTTCTATTGGTGCATTTTATTTTGCATATATGAGTAGTGTACTTGTAAGCGAAAAGAAAGCAAGATATAGAGCGGGAACACATGACTATTATGATAATCCTATTGAGAAGGATAATAAATGATAGGCATGATAGTAATTAAAGAACATAGTCCATATGGACATGTAGTTTTGAAGGAAGTACCTTTAGAATTTAATAGCGAAGGTAAGACTTCAAAAAGAGGAAAATAGAATGGCGACAGGAAAAGTAAAATGGTTTGATTCAAGTAAAGGATTTGGATTTATATCACCAGACGATGGCAGTAAAGATGTGTTTGCACATCATACAGCAATAGCAGGTGATGGATATAAGTCTTTACAAGAAGATCAAGCAGTTACATATGATGTTACTGAAGGTGCGAAAGGACCACAAGCAAGTAACATAGTATAAGGAGAATTGTATGAGAAGTATTTGGGTAACATTTAGTAAAGAAGGTATTCACAAGTATCCAGCGGCACTAGAAGATCCTAATTTAGCAACAGGCGATTGGGACGATGTATCCTTTTTAGGATATCCACATAGACACATCTTTCACTTTAAAGTGTGGATAGAAGTGTTTCATGATGATCGAGATATTGAATTCATACAATTTAAAAGATGGTTGGAGAGATTATATGCTGAAGTAGAAAGCAGTAGTAGTGTTCTCCAACTTGATTATAAGTCATGCGAGATGATCGCAGATGATTTGTTTGAAGCGATCAATGATGAATACCCTGGTCGTTATATAAAGATTTCAGTAGCCGAAGATAATGAAAACGGTTGCGAAATGGAGTATCCAGTATCATATGATGAGGATGGTCCAGATTTTAGTGATACAGACGCAATAGCAGATGTATTTGAAAGTTTAAAATAAAGGAGAAAACTATGACAGAAACACATTTAAAAATTAAAGCTCTAATGGAAGAGTATCAAGCAGAACAAGATAAGTTTGAAAACCAAGGTGTTAAAGCCGCGGCAACTAGAGCAAGAAAGGCTCTAATGGAAATCTCTAAACTCTGTAAAACAAGAAGGAATGAGATTCAAGAAACTAAAAACGGAATGTAAGGAATATTAGAATGAGAAAACTATTTTATATGGGTCTAGAAAGTTACGAAGCACGTTATACATTGCAACTGCAAGACTGGAATGAACGAGTATTCAACTTCAGAGGAGTTGACTATGAGGTTATTACTGGTGACGAGTTAGACAATAGTAAGGCTATTGTAACTGGTAGTGTGTTAGATGCACACGGTAGAACATATTACAGTTTATCTCAGACTATGACCCTTATCCAAATGATGAAGAATGGTGAACTAACAAGCGATGATGTTATCTTCTATGAAGATATGTTTACGCCAGGACTTGAGTGTTTGCCTTACATCATGGACCAAAGTCCACCAGAGTTTAGACCTAAAGTCTATCTACGTTTCTTAGCACAAACAACCGACCCAGATGACTTCTTAATTAGAGAAGGTATGTTTGGTTGGATGCGTAAGTACGAAGAAATGGTAGATGAATTTGTTGATGGTATCTGTGTGGCAAGTGAAGAGTTTGTAGCACATCTGCGTATTGCAGGACTCAAAGCACCTATCTATGTAACAGGATTACCATATGGTAAAGAAGAAGTTAGAAGTAGGATTGATACAAACATTCCACTAGACGAAAGGACTAAACGTGTAGGCTTTGCGGCACGTTGGGACGATGAGAAGCAACCACATTTTTATATGGACTTAGCAGAAGCCTATTACAAAATAGATCCTACTGTAGAGTTTGCAATCTTTTGTGGACACCCAGAACTAAAAAGTTCAGATCCAGAGTATGTAAAACGTGCAATTGATTTACAAGATGCATATGATTTAGGCAAAGTAAGAACTGCAAACTTTAAAATTTACACAGGCTTAAAGAAAAACGATTACTATAATTTGTTAGCAGACAGCAGAGTGTTATTCAATTGTGCATTACAAGATTGGGTAAGCAATACTGTTAGTGAAGCAGACACATTTGGTACACTTACACTATATCCAGCATATAGAAGTTTCCCAGAAGTATTTGCTAACAACGGTAATCACATGTATGTTCCATGGAGCATGGATGATGCAGTGGAAAAACTATCCAGGATGTTTACTGATATTGAAAACAAAGATCTAAATAGATACAGCATTGGAAAGATAAGTGACTATCAAGATGGAACTATAAATAGAACCCTCGATGTATTAGAGGGCAACGGAGAACAATATGCAAGGAATGGTTGGGATTTCCGTAAGCATGTTGCACAAAAGAAATATGAATGATGAAGCAAAAACAGTTTTAGTTACAGGCGGTAGTGGATACATTGGCGGAGTAGTTTGCAGACTACTTGTTGATGCAGGACACAATGTTGTAAACTTAGACAGAGCAAAGAAACAAATACCAGGTGTAAATCAATATCCTTTTGATATTGACAACCACCAAGTTAAAGGTATTATTAAACTAATCAAGCCAGATACTATTATACATTTGGCGGCTGACCATGAAGTAGGTAGAAGTGTATTAGAACCTAACGTGTTTTATAAAAACAATGTTGCTAACACAATTGACTTACTAGATCATGCTGTAGAAAGTGGAGTTAAAAACTTTATATTCAGCAGTTCAAGTTCAGTATATGGTGATATTGATACATTCCCAACAACAGAAGACACACCAAAAGCACCAGTTAGCCCATATGGTTTAAGTAAAAGTATTATAGAAGATATACTTCCTGACTATGAAAGGGCTTACGGACTTAAATTTATAGCATTAAGATACTTTAATGCCGCAGGTGCAATGCCTGATTTAAGTCATGGTTACACACAAGACCCAGCAAGTCACATTGTTCCTATTATTGCTAGAAAAGTAATAGCAGGAGAACAAGTTGAAGTGTTTGGCACAGACTACAATACCACAGACGGTACATGTGAAAGAGATTATACGCATGTATTTGATATTGGTACAGCACATTTATCAAGTATGAACTATCTAAACGATGGTGGAAACAGTGGCATATTTAATATTGGTGCAGGTAATAGTCAAAGTGTTAAACAAGTGATTGCAGAGTTTGAAACAGTTACAGGTGAAACTATAAACACTATCGAAACAGATAGAAGAGCAGGAGATCCGCCTAAGACATTTGCTGATAATACATTAGCAAAAGAAACGTTTGGTTGGACTCCTTTATATGGTTTAAATGAAATAGTTGACCATTCATATCATTGGGAACTAAAGAAAAATAAAGGCAGAAAATAATTGACTTCTGCCAATAAAAATGGTATAATAGTATTATGAGTATAGAACGATTGGTAGTAACAGAAGCAGATCTTAAAAACATGCTACATAGCATTGTTAGAGATATGCACAAAGAACACTACAAGCCTGAAGTAATTGTAGGTCCTAACAGAGGCGGATTACAAATAGGTGTAATGCTGAGTCATTATTTTGATGTACCATTTGTACCATTACAGTGGCAAACACGTGATGGAGATAAAACAGATCATGCAAATCTTCTTGCCTTTGTAAACGATTACAGAGAAAAGAATATATTGCTCATAGATGATATAAATGATACTGGTAAAACATTGAACAGCATAACCGAAACTATATATCAAGACTTTGTTTTTGATTTAAAGGTTGCTGTATTGTTTAATAAAACTACATCAGCATTTGAAACTGTTGATTATTCAGCAGTAGAACTAACTCCGGACTACAATCCTTGGATTGTATTCCCTTATGAGGAATGGTGGAAATGAAAGACGCAGTAATAAGAGCAGTATCTAGATCAAATAAGAACCAAGGAACGCATGTCAGCATGTATGTTGTTGACTTATACAAAGACAATGTTAAGATGGGTGTTATTGAACTTCCTGGCAAGAGTAAATACTATGCTGAAGACGTTGTTGAGAATTGGCAGAACGGAATCTTAGGAGAAGACAATGAGCACATCAAAAAGTTTGAGGAATCATCTCAAGGTACTTGAGGAAAGGCATAGGGAACTTGATAAGAAAGTTGCCGACGACTACAAACATTATCTAAACGATGATAAGTTAAATGCTGAAAAGTTAGAGAAGCTCAAGTTAAAGCATGAGATTGAAGATTTAATAGAACAAATTAAACAAAAGGAACAAGAAGAGAAATGAGTACTAGTAAGAAGATCAAAGACAGATTAGTTGCGGCCGGTAAAAGATTTTGGGCAGGAGATAATATTGCTGACTTTATTGAGGACGGTGAGAAAGAACAACTGATTGACGAACTTGCAGTTAAGTTTGAAGATGTCTTGCAAGGTCTTGTTATTGATACTGAGAACGATCCTAACAGCAACGGTACAGGCAGACGCCTTGCTAAGATGTATATCAACGAACTAATGAGTGGTAGGTATGAAACTATACCAGCCGCTACTGCTTTCCCTAATGACAGCGAAGATAGATACGAAGGCATGTTGGTTGTGCGTAGCGAACTAACAAGTATGTGTTCACACCATCATCAGATAGTAAGAGGTGTAGCATACATTGGTATCATTGCTAGTGATAAACTAATTGGTTTAAGTAAGTACACAAGAATTGCACAATGGTGTGCAATGAGAGGTACACTACAAGAAGAACTTGCTAACGATATAGTTAGAGAAATACAGAAAGCCACAGGTGCAGAGCATTTGGGTGTGTATGTACAAGCAACGCATGGTTGTGTAGAGAATAGAGGTGTTAAAGCACATAGTAGTCTTACACAAACAACTGTATTAAAGGGTGCATTCAAAGATGACCCAGGTACAAAGAAAGAGTTTATGGATAACATAAAGTTACAACAATCATATGCTGGTGACAAGTAAATGATATTAAAAAGAAACAAAGCATGGGTATTGAAAAAAGGTTTAGTTCCTATTGATGCTATATGCGATATGGTCTCAACAGGTAAAACCCGAGAAGATATCTTGCGTAGATTTTCTATGCTTAATAACGACGATATATTTGAATGTATAGAATTCTATGCACAAAATACTATTGTTCCTGACCATGATCCAGAGTCTTTAATATCTTTAGTAAATACTGATCCTGAAGAAATTATAATTGAGGTAACAAATATAAATCAAATTGTATACTTGAAATTAGTTGAGCTAGGTAAAAGATATCACCCTGAGCAACAAGACTTTCATGTGTGTATGAATTTAGGTTTAAAGGTTGTATGTTTACATAACGTACAAAAGATTGAAAGCAATGCAACTGAAATGCAAGATAGACTACACAAAGCAGTACATCAAGCAATTCATAGATCAGTCCCAGAAGTATATGAGGACTTAGATAGAACAAAAGAAGATCTCGATTACGACGACTTCATTAAACGAGAAAAGAATATATGAAACTAAGGTATAGTGAAGCATTTTATTCAGTGCAAGGAGAAGGTAGGTTTGTTGGCGTACCAAGTGTTTTCCTTAGAACTTTCGGATGTAACTTCGAATGTGCAGGTTTTGGTCAGCCCAAAGGCGACTTGATTCCTGTGACTGAAATGCCATATAATACCGATCCTTTAGCGGATAAAGAACATCCTGATGCTTATAAGAGCATTGAAGAACTTCCAGTCACTCCAATAGGATGTGATTCTAGTGCTAGTTGGAGCAAGAAGTATAAACATTTACAGATGACTAAATCTGTTGATGAGGTGATTGATCACATCACTAGTTTACTTCCCAACGGCACATTCACCGGCCAACACGGTGAAGACATACACTTGGTGATCACAGGTGGTGAACCGCTACTAGGGTGGCAACGTGTTTGGCCGACTCTCTTAGACGAGTGTGTGAAACGTGGGTTAAAGAATGTTACATTCGAAACTAACGGAACACAACTTGTTAAGAGCGATCTTATATCGTACTTTAACCTAACACAACCTAATCTACATGTAACTTGGAGTACAAGTCCTAAGTTATCTATCAGTGGCGAGACCACTGAAGATGCATGTAAGCCAGAAGCATTGGCTACTATGAACCATGTAGATAATAGTTTCTTATACACAAAGTTTGTTGTACGTGATGCAGAAGACTTTAATGAAGTTGATATGTTTGTACAAAATTATAAAGATAACGACATAAAACTTGACAGTATATTCTGTATGCCCGAAGGTGCTACATTAGAACAACAATCACTTACAGAAAAAGAAGTTGCTGAAACATGTATGAAAACAGGATATAAGTTTAGTCCTAGATTGCATATTAGTTTGTTTGGTAACGCATGGGGTACATAATGCAAGAGATTTGGCATAAACATATTTGGAAGATAACATTTATAATATGTTTACCTTTGATATCAGCATGGGCATTTGCAGATGAGATTGTAGGTTACACTGAACACGGTATTTCTGTTACTAAGAATGATATAGAGATTAAAAGTGTTAGAGTTGATTCTATCAGAAGTTGGAAATGGATAGAAGAAACAGATACATTAAGACTTACACTTAACAGGAAAAAGCAAGTAGATGTAGAATTTTTTAATAGATGTTTTGATATGCCTTATGCTACAGGATTACAATTTAAACCGTGGGGCGGATTTAACAGTATTGGAAAGGGAGATAGTATTATGCCTATAAGTTGGTCAAAGAGTACAGCACTATGGCCGTGTACTATAAAAAGAATAACAGAAGTTATTGAGGATGATGATGTACGTTAAGGCTTGTAGTGAATGTGAAAAGTTTGTAACAGGTAATCCTGTTTATCACACACCGAATTATGAGCATGTATTTTGCGATGCATATTGTAGTAACGCATGGTATAGCAAAACATTTGAAAAGGTGGATGCTAAGAAAGACCAAACGGAGAATAATAATGATTGATGGAGTAGTATTGATGGCAATAATAGTGCCAGTAGTAATAACTTTATTTGTGTTTATGGTGCAACTTATAAATGGTACTGTTGGAACAAAAGGTATAACACAACCTTATAAAACAAAGAGCGGTAAGACACATACTGCTAAAAAAGAAAGAAGTGAGTATATAGTATGAGTAAGAAAACAAAATTACCTTTTAGTATGATGCCGGCTAGTTGGGGTCTTAAAGGAAAAGCAAGACAAAGAGCAGAAGCGGAATACTATTACGAAGGTGTAGAACTAGAAAAGCAATTAGCATACATTGAATGTGATACTGATGAAGATAAAAGTATTGCTGAACTTGAAGTTGAACTCAAAGAAGGTGTAATTGAAGAGCAAGAATATGATAAAAAAGTTGCATCAATTAAGAAAGAACCTTGGGTTGAAGTTAAGAAGTTAGAAGTAAATCCAGAAGATGCTAAAGCAGGATACATGGAACTAGATTGGAACGACGAGTTTGTTGCAATGCTACAAGAGAATGGATACACTGGAGAAAGTGATGAGAGTGTAGTAAACAAATGGTTCAATGATGTGTGTAGAACTGTGCTAATGCAAGAAATAGAAGATCAAGACTACGGATTGCAACCACAAGGTGATGTAATTAAAGTTACAAATCCTGATGTAACAGTGGAGAGACCAAATGAGTGATGATAACCCAAATAAGATTGCTAAACAGAAGTTAGCAACACTAGTAAACACTTATATTGCACCACACATAGCAAGTTTTGTTAAAAGTTTAAGTGATGTTGAACTTGTAGAACTACTTAAAAGTTTTAAGACCATGAATATTGATCTAATAAATGACTTGACAAAAGAGGCAAATTCGCGTAAAATAATGAGTGATAGTTGGGAAGATGAAAGTCCCTTTGATAAACTTATAGAAGGTGGAATAGCAGACAAATGAATTACTTACTTGTAGATGGATTAAACATGTTCATGAGAGCCAAGCACGTTGGTGGCAGAGGCAATGACATAGATACTAAAATTGGTATGGCTATGCACATCATGTTTAACAGCATCAACAAGTGTTGGAGAGAGTTTGACGGTGACCATGTTGTATTGTGTCTAGAAGGTCGTTCATGGCGTAAAGACTTTTACGAACCTTACAAGAAAAATAGAAAAGTAATTGCTGATCAACGTAGTGTTAGAGAACAAGAAGATGACGAACTATATTTTGAAGCATACGATGATATGGTGCAGTTCTTTGCTAACAAGACTAATTGTACTGTATTAAGATGTGAACAAGCAGAAGCAGATGATATGATTGCTATTTGGACACAACAACATCCAAATGATAATCATTTTATTATCAGTACTGACAGTGACTTTTATCAGCTCTTAGCACCTAATGTAACGCAGTACAACGGCACAACAGATCAAGTAGTTACTTTAGAAGGCTTTAAGGATTTAAAGACTGGAGAGATGGTTATAGACAAAAAGACTGCTGAACCTAAGAAAGCAATTGATCCTAAGTTTACATTGTTTGAGAAGTGTGTTAGAGGCGACAGTTCAGACAATGTGTTTAGTGCCTATCCAGGTGCTAGACTTAAAGGCACTAAAAATAAAACAGGTATCACAGAAGCATTTGAAGATCAAGATGCTGGAGGATACAACTATAACAACTTCATGTTACAACGTTGGGTTGATCATGAAGAAGTAGAGCACAGAGTTAGAGATGACTTTGAGCGTAATAAAATTCTAATTGATCTCACAGAACAACCAGATGAGATTAAAGAGCTCTGCATAGAGCGAATGAATGAGCAGAAGAAGACTGAAGTAGTACCACAAGTAGGTATACACTTCATGAAGTTTTGTGCTAAATGGAACCTACAACGTATGAGCGAGGCGGCTCAAACATACGCACCTATGTTAAATGGGAAGTGGGATGAGTAAACTAAACGAGGACATTGACACAATGATGGATGAAATAAAACAACCAAAGGCTAGTAAAAAATATATTTACGAGTCACCTGATAAAGGCGAAACTGTATACAGACGAGAGTTTGGTTCCGATGTCCGTGAACTTGTTAAGGAGAAAACAAATGATTAAATTCAAAGAGCAGGTTAAACTGCAAAAGATAAGCGACGATGCTTGGATAGTAAACGATGATACAAGACGTGTAGGTATTCTACATAAAACTGTACAGGATAAATTTACATACTTAGATAAAACTGAGACCGTAATTTTTGAAAACGATACAGAAGTGAAAGAGTTTTTTAAAAACGAATTTGTATTTGATGAAGGTACAGAGTTAGATGTAACTCAACCAGCAACATTTTATATTAAAGGCTACCCGGTTGATTATCTAAATCCAATACCAGTAGATCCAAGTGATCCAGACTACCTAGAGCATATACCTTTGTTCTCTAAAACAGAAAACAGTAAGATTTATTATGCGGCAGGTTGGTATGCTGTAAACTTTGAAAAGGGTTGGAAACATGCAAACTGTCCTAAACTTAATACGTTAGTTATGTATGGTTATGAAGGACCATTTAAGACTAACTTAGAACTAAAACAAAGACTAAAAGTTCTTAATAAGTTAAAGAGACAGGCTCAAAAAAATGTCTAATGACCTTAGCAATTTAGATAAATTTATACATAGGGTGAATGCTTTGAGAGAAGCAAAAGTACCTGAAACAACTTTTGATGTTGCATTCTTAGGTAAAGTTATAGATGAACTACAACCTAGTAAGCAAGTTAAAGTCAAAGAAGATGTAAACATCACAATACGTGATGGAGGCAAATTTAAATAATGGTGATAATAGTTCCTAGGAAAATACGAGAAATGCTATCACGAGTAACAGGAACTACACCACAAACATCTGGCATACATTTACAAGAAGACAAAGACTGGAGAGACGGTTGCGGTTACAATGTAAAATGTAAATACGATGTTATATATGATAGCGGAACATATACCGGTAGAGATGAAGAGTGGGCCGAAGTAGGCATTCCACATGGTATTCTCCACATGATAAATAACAAGTGCCCAGGTAACTTCGGATGGAGATTTAATGTAGAAGGCAATACCAAGTATGCAATTATATCGTTTGACGACAAAGAATATGCATTTTGGTTTAGATTAAAACATAGCAAACAATAAAGGACAAACATGAAAGTAGAGATTTATAGCAAACCGGCTTGCCCGTTTTGTGTACAAGCAAAAGCATTAGCAGAACAAAAAGGATACGACCTAACATATAAAATGTTAGACGAAGACTTCACAAGAGAACAGTTATTCGAAGTATTCCCCACAGCAAGAACATTCCCACAAATCATTGTAGACGGTGAGAAAATTGGTGGCTTCACCGAATTTAAAGCTCTTGTAGACAGCAAAGAATAATGACATTAGTAATGCAAGATCACTCTGGAAAGGATGAGGATCAAGCATTTCTAAGGCGTGAATTTGTAGATGTACGAGATGGTAGAGCACTTGTTATAGGTGCTAACGAAGGAAACAATAATCCATCTTACAGTTTAATAGAAAAGGGTTGGAGAGCAGTATGTTGTGAGCCTGATCCTTTTGCATTAAGTAGATTTATAACTAATCAAACCAAATATCTTGAACAAATTACGTTTGTAAATTGTGCTATAACGCCTACAGCAGGTAGAGTAACACCATTTTATCTAGCAGAAAGACCTGCAATGTCTAGCATAGATAAGAATTGGTTGAGGTTACAAGTAGAAAGGGGTGTATGTCCAGAAGATGAAGCAAAGCAACAAGAAATATTGACACATACTTTAAGTTTTCAACAGTTATTAAACTATGTTGGTGCAGACTTTGACTTAGTTGTAATAGATGCAGAAGGACAAGATAGTAAGTTATTGCATTCAATCGATTGGAAACAGTTGCATAAATGCACAATGGTTTGTGTAGAAGATATATTCGATGGTGCAAAAGTCTTAGAAGACGTAGGCTTTACTTTACATCATAAGTCGAAGCACAACTATTTTTATAAAAGAGTTTTAGACTAATTAAAACATGTTTTTATCAGTTTTTTTGATAAATAAGTGTATAGGAGACTATACACATGAGCAGACCAAAACCCACAATATTGTTAGAAGCAGTACATAAGGATACATATAAAGCAGAGCAAATTCTTAAGGCTGAAGCAATCTATAGTGTCTTTTTTAAAAATAATCCTATAAACTTTAGAACTTTAAACAAACTTATCAGTTATCCGGGTCCTAAGTATAAGAAGGTATCTTTTAGTAATAGCGGACACGCATTTAATCTAGCAGAAAAACTTAATAAAACTTTCCAAACAGATGAGTTTACAGTGGTAAAACTTACTCAAGGAGAAGTAATAAATGAGGAAGATCTCACTTCACCGAGCGAGTAAGCAATTACTTAACTCTACTCTATATTCCTTTGACAACGAAAGACTTTATGTTTTTAAAGAATTCTTTGACGAAGAAACATTGAGGGCCATACATAGTTTTAAAGTAAATAATAAATCTAGTGTTGTTCCAGCACAAGAAAACAAGCAAAGAAGAGGCTGGAACTGTAATCCAGATGTGTCTGGTTGTCCGTTTGATGATGGAGACTTTGCAGTAATACTAGAGACTGTAAACGATTTATGCGGTACTAATTTTACACATACAAGTTTAGCATTATGGGAAGATACAGACGGATATAAGATAGAAAAACATATAGATAATAAAAGTTTTGTGGCGGCCATGCAAATATTTTTACCTACATATGGTGAGGGAATGATATTACAAGACAGTGAACCTTTGCGTAATACAGGAACACAATTTTATAACAACAATCCGGAGGGCATGATTCAAGTACCTTTCGTACCAAACACAGGATACTTTTTAACTAACTCTCAAAAAGTATTCCATAGTAGTGGAGAACCAGTACCACAAGAATATATTAGATCTAGTGCGTACTTTATATTTAAATGATAGAACAAACACTACAATGGCAATTAGCAAACAAACTACAAAAACTGTATGATACTCTAGAGAAGTATACAATAGCAGAAGTCTGCTATATGATATTTAAAAACTTTACATACAGTCAAGGCAAAGTAAGTGGTTTACGTTTAACTAAACTGGGCTACAGTTTATTAAAGCCAAACTATGACTCACACGATTTCAAAGTGGACGAAGGCATACACAAAAAACTATTATTGGTTTTACACAAACAAATGAAATGGCCATATTATTTAGACAACAAGAAACTTGTATTATTTAACGACGATGATGCTATGTGGTTAAAGATGACTGGGTCTGTCGAGAAATTTGCAAAAGGTTTAGAATAGGGTATAAATATAACAATGGCATCAAGTATAAATTTCAATAGATTATTTCCTTTAACAAACAAAATGACTTTACCTGAAGTTACTACACCTGACTGGGTAGATGGAAACCTAAATGGTGTTGTAGAAAAAACACCTACTGGTTATAATGTACAATGGATACCAACTGACAGTTACGAAAGGTATCAAACACATGGCAACAAAGACTACGACGAAAGATCTTTGTACAAATTAAACAAACATTGTTTTAGGGCAGATGACTTCAAGTCAACAAAATATAGTAATAAAAAGAAAATTATGTTTGCTGGTTGCAGTCATACATTTGGTATTGGTGTAGATCAACATGAAACTTATGCTGATATTATATGCAAAGAATATGATGCTGTCAACTGGAATATAGGTGCAGGTGGTATTGGTAATGAAACAATAGTACTAAACATTACACAAATGATTGATAATGGCTACATACCTGATATATTATATGTGCAATGGACCTACCTACACAGACAACTAATGATAACAGATACCAATATACATAGCACGTTATCAACAAAAGCATTTGCTGGTAAGCCTGACAGTAGATACCATAGTCCTTATTTTGATTCTTATTGTGACTACATGAAAAACAAGATAAATAATGTAACATGGGGTGACTCTGTAACATCGTTAAACAATCAACTAGACGAACTAGAAGATTATAGCATAGAAGATGATCTAAAAGAATTATATCATTGGCATGGCAAAGATGATGGTAAAACTCAATCACTTAGAGCAGGAGAATATTTTGCAACATTTGGTTCTAAAGCATTATTAAATCATTACTATCTATTAAGAGAAAACGTTATAAACTTATGTAAATTGCATAATATAGTTTTCAAAGAGATACATACAGATATGGAAATAGCAGAGTTTATAGCAGAAACTGTTATACCTAATAAAGGTTATACAACTGGTGATGTACCAGTAACAATAGAAAGTTTAAGCACAGACTATGGCAGAGATAATGAACATTTTGGTAAAGAATCTCACAAAGCATGGGCAAAATATTTAATGGACCACACAAATGAAGAATAATGTATACCTATTTCAAGTACAATATGCTATTGAAATAAGTGATAAAACAAACTATTACTTGCCTTATTCTATTGGGTGTATTGTTGCCTACGCAAAACAGTTTGAAGACATCAGAGATAATTGGGACTTTGGTGAATTATTTTTTAAACGTGAAGATCCTGTAGAGGTTGTTAAAAGGCTAGATAATCCTAAGGTATGTGCATTCAGTAGTTATGTGTGGAACGAAGTAATAAGCCAAGAGATTGCAAAAGAAGTTAGAAAACAATACCCAGACTGTATTATTGTTTGGGGTGGTCCGCAAGTAGGACCTGAGGATTATAATCTAGACTGGTGCGATATTGTTATCAAAGCAGAAGGTGAACGCAACTTTGTAAACATTCTCAGAGATATAGATGCTGGTAAAGAGTTACCACAAACATATACCAGTGATAGAATAGATCAATTAGACGAATGTCCTAGTCCTTATTTAGAAGGTGTGTTTGATGATATCATTGCTTCACATCCAGAAGCCGTATTTGCAATGACTTTGGAAACAAATAGAGGATGTCCTTTCCAATGTACGTTTTGTGATTGGGGCAGTTTAACCTATGCTAAAATTAAAAAGTTTGATCTAGATAAAGTTGTAGGTGAACTAGACTGGGCAACACAAAATCCAATTGGATATCTATGGGTAGCAGATGCTAACTTTGGTGTGTTTAAAGCCAGAGATATTGCTATTGCTAACTTAATAAAATATGCATGTGATCACAAAGACAGTGGCATAGATGCTGTAAACATTCAATATTATAAAAACAGCACAGAAATATCATTTGAAATAGCAAAGATATTAGGCAAATATAACAGAGGTATGACGTTAAGTGTACAAAGTATGACTGAAGAAGTGTTAGTTGCTATTAAACGTGACAACTTAGAAATAAACGACCTAACAAAACTACTTAAGATGGCTAGAGAATATAATGTGTTAGCCTACAGTGAAGTTATATTACCTTTACCAGAGGAAACATTACACAGTTTTAAAACAAGCATAACACAATTATTAGAGTGTGGTCAACACAATGCTATTGAAATGTGGATGGGACAATTACTTAAGAACAGTGAACTAGGTTCCAAAGAGCACATAGAAAAATATGGCATAGGTTGGGTAGAAGCATACGATTATAACTATTATCATAACCCTTTAGATTGGAACGAAAAACGTGAGAAAATAAACCTCATAAACAAAACAAACACCATGTCTACACCTGAAGTAACAAAGGCATACATGTATGGCTGGATGATATTACAGTTGCACACACAGGGTTATACGCAACTTGTAAGCAGGTATTTAAGGGGTGTACACAATATACCATATAAACAATTCTATGATAGACTGTATGAACTATTACAAGAAGACGATAAATTAAAAGTTATCTTTAATTTTGTTGAACAGTTTGAAAAAGCATACATCACTACAGGTGAGTTACCAGATCCAAAAGATATAGATCCAACTATTGTAGTGCCTAAATTAGGCGGACATTTTACAGCACAAATGAGCATGGATATGATATACAAAAACAGAGAAAGTGTGTATGCTCTAGCAGAACAAATTGTAAATGAATTTGGTTTTTATAACGAACGCATAATTAAAATGAATAGGGACCATTTGTTTGAAGATGAAAAAGACTATCAATCACCTTATATCAGTGATTACGATATAGAAGAATGGACGGCAGGAGAATGTGAGTATGAGTTAGAGCCATGCATTTCTAAGAAATGGAAGTCCATTGAGTCTGACGAAACTAATAACGTAAATAAAAAGATCGAAGCAATACAACAAAGACGCAGAGGTCTAAAAAATCACTATAAAAAACTTGACAACTGAAACAAAATCAGTATAATAAGCAGTATGTTATCGCAACATAATGACAGCAGATTATGATGACATAATACAATGACGAAAGATATATGATATCGAGTCGATACGGAAAAACCCTCAAAATGTGCTGATTTTGGGGGTTTTTTGTGGAAAAAATGTAAATTTGCCACATTTTTTGGTTGACCTTAGCACCAAATATAAGTATAATATATGTATATTTTAAGAAAGTAGGAGAACTTTATGAAAAAGAAAATCGGAATATTCGCAATAGTTGTAGCAAGTTTATTTGTTGCTACTGATATTGAAGCAAGTCAAACAACATTGCATGTAACTGATGTTAAAACAATCAGCAAAAACGTAACAAAGTATGATTACGTTCCTTACCAAGAAGAAGTTTGTTATGTATACAGACGTAACTCTAGAGGAGTTCTTGAGAAAATCGTAGATAACGGTTTTGGTTCTACTGGTGGAATGGTTGGTACTGGTGTTGGTGTTGCTATTGTAGACGAACTAGGTGGTAATGATGCCGCTAAAATTATAGGTGGTCTACTTGGTAATAAAATTGGTAACGATATCTCTGAAAAGAAAAATAGAGATAAAAGCAACTGTGAGTTGGTTACCAAACATAAAAGACAATCATATACTGAGACAGTAGTTGATTACTACAGAGTAACAGGTACTTTAGGTGATGTAATTGGTCCAGTAGCAACGGTTAGACGTAACTTTGAGCCTATGTTAGGTGATGAGATCAGGGTAAACGTTAAAGTTTGGTAAAAAAATCCAAAAAAAGTGGTAAAAAAGGTTGACCTAGTCAGCCTTTTTTTGTATAATATATGTATATTAAATAAAAACGTAGGAGATTTTATGTATATAATAGTAGACAAAAGCAACGATTCGATCCATAGCGAGCCAACTCGTAAGTCGTATCGTTCAGATCAGTATAAAACTGAAGCGGCGGCTAAGGCTGGTATTACTAGAACTATCAAGTTCTATGACAAGGCTAAGGCACAGGTTGCCGAAGTTGTTGCTGAAGGTAAGTCAGAGTTTTATGCTCCAATGTACAATGCGTTCAGAGACGCAACTGATGAGGATCTTGGTAGAACTCATTGTGCTGACAGAAATAACTACAGAGTTATGCATGTCGAAGAGTATGCTCTAATTGAGCCAATGATTACTAAGACTGGTATTGCACCAGGAACTGGTAAAGAAATTACTGTTACATATTCAATCAATCAACCTCACTATTTGAATCCACTTAGTGAATCTTACTGGAGTGCATAATGTTAAGCAACTTTAAAATTATCGACGTAAACGAAAGAAGTGCAAGTGGCACTTCGTATGTTGGTTACATCACTGAGGACTATTCAACTCTTGTTGAAGTGTTTGGTCCTCCTCACTTTGATCAACCAAGTGGTGACGGCAAAGTTCACACTGAATGGAACTTGGAGTTCACTGTTCAAGAAGATGGTGAAGAGGATACTGATACAGTTATCGCTACCATTTACGACTGGAAGGAAGAGTCTGCTCAAGTGGCAAGGACTACTCCTAAGTACCAATGGCATGTTGGTGGACACAATAAGTTTGATGCTCTTGAGTGTATTACACAAAGGATCACTGATCACTTTAGGAAATTTGGTAACAAATAATGGATGTGTTAAAAGAATTAAACGCACTCAGCATTTATAAGCCTCTATCAGAAGCAGAGGTAAGAAGCATTGTTGGTGCCCCGACTCTGGAAGAGGAGCAAACTTGTTCATGTGGTGAGGATGTAAATACATGTCCTGATGCATATGAACACATGACACACGGAGCATAATATGGACCCATGGCACATAATTCAAGAACTAGAAAGCAATAACAGTTCTTTATTCAAGCAAGACGTTATCAAGCAAAACATTGATAACGCAGAATTTGTCAAAGGTGCAAAGTATTGTCTTGATCCTCTTGTGACGTTTGGTGTTAAAGATATACCAGTTAGCGATACACAAGGCGATGGTATTGGTTCTGCTATGTTCTATGAACTTGCAGACAAGTTGGTAAGCAGAGAACTTACTGGACATGCGGCTCGTGATGCTATCCAAGAACTATGTGATACAGCATGTATTGACGAGTGGAACGATTGGTACAGACGTATCTTAATCAAAGACCTACGTTGTGGTACTGGTGCTAAACTAATCAACAAAGTGCAAAAGGATACTATTCCACTGTTTGGTTGTATGTTAGCACATGATGGTGCTAAACATCCTAAAAAGATTACAGGCGAGTGTATAATTGAATACAAATACGATGGTGTTAGGGTTATTGCTATTGTGCAAAACGGTAGTGCAACCTTATACAGCAGGAACGGAAAACTACTTTCCAACTTCCCACATATTGAAGAGGCACTCAGCAAGCCAGAGTACAACGATACTGTATTTGATGGCGAAGTAATGAGCGAAGACTTCCAAAGTTTAATGAAACAAGTTCACAGAAAAAGTGGAGCACAAACACAAGACGCCTACTTGGCATTGTTTGATGTATTACCACTTGATGAATTCCAATCAGGTGAAAGTAGTGCAGACAGTATGCAAAGAAAACTACACCTAGAAGAATACAGAGACAAAGAAGACTGCATCAAAGTTGTAGACTATTGGGTAGTAAACTTTAACAAAGCAGAAGGTCAAGCATTGTTTAATGACTTAAACAAAACAGCACTAGACAAAGGCTATGAAGGTTTAATGATAAAGCCTACACATGAAATATACAAGTGTAAGCGAAGTCACGCCTGGCTTAAAATAAAGCCATTCATTGAAGTTACTCTCAAGGTGGTAGCACTGGAAGAAGGTACAGGAAAGAATGAAGGCTTGCTAGGCGCCTTAGTTGTAGAAGGAGAGGACGACGGAAAGTTCTTCCATCTCAATGTTGGTAGTGGCTTAACTGATGAGAACAGAGAGCAAATTTGGGCTAACCAAGATGCTGTTATTGG